GTGAAAAGGATTGTAATCGTTTTTGTGGATACATCATATTTTCATACAATCTTCTCTTTAATATTAAATATTCAACATCTATTTTATCTTCTGATATTTCTAATTGTTTTGCCATAAAGTGTTTATACAATAACAACTGATTAGTTTTGTTCTTGTCGGCTTTCATATATTTGTTCCAACCCATTGTAGATGATTTAATATCAATAACTTTCATACGACCAGTTTTCTTGTCGTGTAGAACAACATCCATAAATCCAACAAATCTTAATTCTTTTGGTAGTTTGTAATTCAAGTTCATCTCGATACCAACTAATTCAGTATCTTTCTTTTTGAAATAACTACCTTTTCTTTTCAAGAACTCGTCAATGATTGCAAATCCGTCATTAGTAAATTCAGTCATTTCTTCTTTCGTAACTTCAAACTCATCTCCATATTGTTCTTTGGCTTCTTTGAATAATTCTTTCATACGATATATCAGAATATCGTGTAATGGTAATTCATCTGCTTCTTTGATTGTTCGTTCATAATAACATACTAAATATGCTTGAATAGTTTCGTGAATAGCACTACCGAACAAGGTATAAATATTACCTTTGAAAGTTTCTGCTTTATCCACATAATTTGCTTTCCAAGTGTAAGGACATTTGTCCCACATTGAGAACTGACTATAACTTATTTTGCCCATTTACCCCTCGCTACTACTTGTGCCATAACTCCATAATTTGATATGTCCGAGAAACTATCTGTTGCTGGTTCGTTGTCAACCGCATTTCCCGTATCTCTCATCAATAATGTTTTTAATCTCTCAATTTTGTCATTACATCTGAACCAGATTCCTAACAACGATAATTTAATGTCTTCTGGTGTTTTTAGAATTGTTCCGACTGCGATGTTTTGTGGGCCGTAATCATATTGTTTTCTACAAAACAATTCATATTGGTCTCGTTGAATCTTTTTAAATTCTGATGTCATTTCAGGATATGTGTTTTCCATATATCCAACGACATCATCATCTCCGTTAGCATTTCCATATGCTACCTCTACTGGCATACCTTGTGTCGGGTCATATTCTTGACCGACATCATCAATAACTTTTGTTGGTGCGTCTTTAATCATTACTTACTCCATATTTTTTTTAGTTGTTTTTCATCTACACCATATTTGGATACGATAGAATATACAACATCTTTACCCATAATGTCAAGTGTTTTTTCAATATTTTCTGAACTATCTTCAAAATACTCACATAATATGTCCATAGCCCACTTTTCTATCTTGGATTTTGACTTAGATTTAGTATATTTTAAAAAGGTTCTACCCTTTGGTATCACATCTGTGTAGAATTGATATACTGACTTTGGTTCTAATTCCCAATATCTTTGGATTTCATTTACGACCTCAATCCACTCTGGTTTCATTGATAGAAATCTATGCACCATATAATTTGACCAAGTTTTTTTATCGGCATCAGAAATCTCTTCCCAATAATTTGGGTTCTGATTATTTGTAATTTCTTTTATGTGGTCAAATAGTGATTTTGTTTTCATAGTGAATAACCTTTTAGATATAAATAAATAGTTGACTTATAAGTCAAAATGACAAAAATCTTTGTTTTGTTCGTAAAAGTTTTTTAATTCTTCCCAATTGCCGATGTTTTTAAAATTATCTTCGGTGTTTAATTTTACACCTGAAAAGAATCCATACAAGTCTTCATAAAACAATACTCTTGAGTTTCTGTGAGATTTTAGATATTCTATGGTGTTGTTTGTTATTTCTTTGATACCTATGATATCTTTTTTTATGTCATCAATTGATATTGTATCGACTTTTATTTTGTTGTATTGTTGTTTTTCTTTTTTCGTTAGAGTTTCCACCCCAAAATCTACTGCTCTCCACTTTTCTGTTTTCTTTGCGAGATTTAAAGATAGTGATTGTAAAAATACATTTCTTCTTGACAAAAAGAAAACCATATCGTGATAGTCTATTATATCGTTGTGTATTTTTTTCTTAGGATAAACACCAAACTTAATTCCAAAAGTATCATCGTTATCATACATTTTATCAAGAAATTTATCTACACCCATTGAGTTTATAATCTTTTCCGAGTGATTAAATTCTGGTTCCCATATAAATTTTTTAGATGAAATCTCTTGTAGTGTTTTACAAAACTCAGTTGTTCCACTACGACTACAACCCAATACCAATACTTTATTTAAATGCATTTCCTAACATCCAAGTTAATACTGAATATCTAACACCACGAGTCAATGGTGATACTCTATGTCCTAAATAAGATGGAAACAAGATAAGACTTCCTTTTTTTCTACTACCGACTGCTGTGTTTTCACCTGTTTTGTCAGTCATACTAAACTCAAAATTTCCTCCGTCATAGTCATTTTCATCAGACAACTGAACAATGGCAGTAATTTTACGAACTGATGTTTCTTCATTTCCAATGTCTAAATGCCAGTCATATTTTCCTGTGTCTTCATATCTCAACATACGAACATTAGAAAACTCATTTGCTATGTCAAAATTAAAAAATAATCTATTTGCCATTTCACAAGCCATCATTAAATTTTTATTTAAATTAAATCCGTCTGACAATACAATTTCTTCTGAAAATCTTACTTCTTGGACTTTACGAACATTTTCATTTACAATGTCTGCTCCGTTTCCATTATAAGTTCCTGCTACGGTGGCTTTGTATTGTTCTGAATTATCAAACATTTTGATTAACTCATCACACCTTTGTTCAGTCAAGAAGTCATCTTTGTGAACTACAAACTTAAAGTTTTTCTTTTGTGTTAGATTTTCTATCATCTAAAATGGTCTCCAATAAATAACTCTTGTAAAACATACCTTGTTCCTTTGGTAACTGGTGTTACATTGTGAGATAAGAATGTGGGAAATATAGTTAATGAACCTTTTAATTGGTTCATTGTATACCACTCTTTTGTATGTTTATCTTGTATTCCGAACTGAACTTCTCCACCCTCGTATTCACTTGGGTCTGTAAGTTGGACAATCGCCACAAGCTTTCTATTAGAGCAACTACCTGCATTAAAATCTGTGTGCCAACCATAAAAACCTCCTTGATGATACTTGATAAGTTTTAACTCGTCATCTGCTCCGTCTATATCAAAGTGAAATACACCTTGATTTACCATTTTAACTACTTGGTATATTTTATCTTGTAACCATTTCCAATCTCCGTTACAATTATCTGGTCTAAATCTATTATCTGGTTGGTCAAATAAATACCATTCTTCCGTTACTCTTATTTCTGGTATGATTGCCGCTTCTCCTTTTTCACCACCAACTCCACCCGGAACCATTTGTTCTGTTGTGGTTATTTGTTCTATTAATTCATCACACTTTTCGTGTGATAAAAATGTAGGTATTTGTATTGAGTATTTAAAGTCATTGTTTAACTTCATTTAAAAGTGTTCCCTTCTGCAAATGTTATTAAAGTGTATCTATCTTTTTCACTAAATTGTAAAACTTTGTGTGCTGCGAAAGCTGGAAATATAACTATTCTACCTTTTTTTACATCTATGATATTACCCCAAATGTCTAATTGTCCTCCCTCATAATCGTCATTTAAAAATATAACTGATGTAAGTTTTGTACAAGTGTTTACAACCTTTCCGTCTCCTGCTGCAAAATCTGAGTGATACTCATCATCTACGACAAATGTATCTACTGGATATAATTTTCCACAAGAATGTTGAATGCCAGATATATCAAATTTATATACTAATGTATTTGATAAACTGACAACTTTCCATATTTTATCTATTAAATTTTTGTTTTGAGTTACTACATTTTTACAATTATGTAAACTTCCCCATACAAAATTGTCCGATTTAATATTTTCATCAATAGATTTTATTTCGTTATCACATTCTTCTGATGTTAAGAAATTATCTCGAACTAAAAACCATTTAAAATTGTGATTATGTATCAGACTCATCAGAAACTAAAACCTTATTTGCGAAATAATTAACACCACTATCCGTAGAGTTTATGTTGTATGTTATTTCTTCTTTATTTATAACTTCTATGTGGACTACTTTTAACTTATTTAACTCATCAGTCAAAACTACATCTCCTATTTTTAGTGGTCTGTAATCTGAATCTACTTCAGAATCTCCAACGATATAAAATGGGTGGTCATCTGTTGCTGTGATTGTAGAGTCATCATCAAAAGTATAAGTTACTATATTATCGTGTCTTATCTTTATGACTTCTAAAACTTTTGAGTCCTGAATTTTATTATTCTCAACATCATATGTTTTTATCATATCACCAGGTCTAACTTTTATGATTGGTTGATATGTTCCGTCTGATAATGTAATCATAGTGTCATAAGTGAAACAAAATGAACTATTATGACTAACTATATCGTGTGCTACGATTGTTCCATAGTCTTGATTTAGTAAATTATAAGTGATATGTTTACCCTCAATTTTTTTGATTTCGGTAATTTCTACCCAACCATCTAAATCTCTTACATAATCTCCAACCTCTACAACACCATTACCACCTGCGTGATTTGGATTGTGTCCGTCAATTGTTGACCAACCTTTATCTTTTAATAAGAACGGGTGATTTCCTGTTGGTTTAAGTGTTTGACCAGATTCTAATGTTAATTCATAACAATCATCGTGAAGTTTTTTCATAATAGAGTTTACTTTACCTTCTTTAAATTCATTATTTTCTTCATCAAAGACCAATACACTTTCTCCTAATTCTATTTCGTCAATTCTTTTATAATTACCCTCTCCCATATTAATCACTTGGTCTGGCATAAAGCAGAACTTATTGTGAACCAATACATCATTTGCGAAGTAATTGTGATTTGTTTCTATTTCTAATGAATAAGTTTGTACTGGATTTATCACTTCATCTAAACCTGTGATTTCTACTTCTCTTAATTCTCCGTTAAAATATTCTAAACATTTATCACCAACTTCTAATTGTTCTGATTCTATATTGTATCTTTTTTCTGTCCAATTAGGTTTATATGATGACCAACCTTTTCCAATTACCCAATACGGGTGGTCAAACGTGTTTTTGGTTTTTTTATCACCAAAACTTATTTCTATGATATCAGCGTGAGTTGGTGTTTCGATAGACAATACTTTACCTACTTTAACTTCTTGTGTATCAAAATCATAATTTTTAACCTCATCTCCGACCTCAATAAATTCTATTGCTTTTGTAGTTCCGTCCCCCATTGTGATTGGTGTTCCTGCTACAAAACATTTTGGTGGAATATTATGAACCAAGATATTTGATTGGAAGTATGTATCAATGTCCTCAACATCAAGTGAATACCAAGTAACGTCACCAGAACCCTCAGTTATAGAAGTTATTTCAGTTTCATTACCACTCGGGTCTAAAAAGTAATCACCTACTTCTATATTGTTTGGTGTTACCCAAGACCAAGTATCTCCTTGTTTTACAAAATATCTAACATCATCATTTAATTGTTGTACATTATAAGGTGCTTTGATACTACCATTTATTAGAATATGTCCATAAGACATTGTTTTCATTACATTTACCACAATAGAACCTTGTGTTGTAGAACCAGATAAATCTGTCGCAGTGTAAGATAAATAATTTTGTGATTCATCTGGCATACCAAGTGGTTGATATGATGTTACGACATCACCAACTTCTACATCTTGGACTTGTTTTGTGGTTCCGTCATACATACTGATTAAACTACCACTTGCAGATGTTTTTCCTTGTTGTGATATAAAATTCCAACTATCTGTATTGGTTGGATTTAATTTAATGAATTTTCCAGCGTCTCTTTCTGCAAAAACTATTACTTTTTCTGGTGTCATCATAAAATCAACTTTACCAACACCTAAGTATTCTTGTCCGTCTCTATAACTCCCACTATGAACGATGTATTGTTCTATTAAAGAACCATTATCAACTCCATTTTGATAACTTGCACTTGTTGAGTTGTAAGTGTAGAAACCAACTGCGTTAGACTGAATACTTGAGTCTACTGATGGATTTTTAATAACATAGTCTGGAAAATTATTATTTGGTGTGTAAGAAGAAGTATTAAACAATGGTATCAATGAAGAACTCATAGGTGAATTACCCAAAATTGTTCTAAATGTATTTTTATTAAAAGAACCACTTACAATGTTTAATAATGTATCATCACTATACCAAGGTGTTTCGAAAAATAAATGAAAACTACCTGAATATTGTGCTTGTCCTCTTTGTGAGAAATAAGTATGTGATGTATTCATTTGATACTCAAATGTTACGGGAATATTATGTCTTGCAAAACTCGAACTAATTAGTGCTTGTTGTGCATAGGTTGGATTTTGTTTTTTACCTGCCATACCATAAACAAAACACTTGTCATAACTTTGTGATACTGCATAGTCTGCCATTACATCAAAATAACTTCCTGTTTGCATTGCTGCACTACCAACGATTCCGACATTTGTATTAAGTTCTACAAATTTTACTTCGTTAGAACCACTTTCTACAATGTAATCCATACCACCAATAATTGCGGCATTAGAAAGTGATGGCCAACCACCTGCACTTCCTGTTATATGATTGATAAATTCTATTGTTTTTGATTGTACTGACATAATTCTTTCCTATCTATAAATATCACTTTTCTTAATTTCTTTCCAATTTCCTTCTTGTTGTAGTATTGGTATTGCTGGTTTGTTCCAATCTTCTACAAATCCATAAAAAATATTATGATTATTATCTTTTAAATAATTAAAACGACAATTCATTAATTCTGTTCCAAGTCCTTGACCTCTAAAATCTGGACAAACATATCGGTTTTTTAAATATGGATACTTGTAATTCCAATCTATGAAAGACCAACCCTCTAAAACTATTTCTCCTGTTCTACCACTACCGAATAAAAACATTGTCCAGTTGTTTTTCATACGATATTCTAATTCCTTAATGTCAAATTCTTTCCAAGATTTACCAAACGAATCTTTAAAGTTATCCAATTCATACTCAATTGCTTTTAATTGGAATGGACTGAAATTAAAAGAATTAAAAACCAAATGATTTTTAGTATTCTTATTTTTGTATTTAGTTAAATCTACTTCGTAATACATTTTTTAGTTTTTCTGCATATCTTTTGTGTGATTCTTTTCCTGGGTGCAATTTATCTTCTACCAAGTCATATGTTTCGAACTTTACATCAAACATTTCACTTGGTAAATCTCCGTCCCAAGTTCCCCATATAATTTTATCACGACCAACAAATTTATTTACAAAATTATATTGGTGTAAAAAATAAAAATAGTTATTATACTCATTAAAATCTACAAATTCTTTTAATTCCCAAGGTTTATAAACCACTCCATTATCATCAAACCAAGTTCTTCTAAAGTAGTGTGGAACCGTAATGATAAATATTTGTCGTCTTGATTCTGGTATGTAAACTTCTGATAAAGTCTTGACTGCGAAATCTAAACCTGTTCCACCTGCACCATAATTATAAACTGCTGTGTTTTCTTCTCCGAGTAAATGAGTAAAAGTTTCGGTTTGTTCTACACCCCAACCATAAGTCCAACTACAACCAAAAGTATAAATTTGTTTTTTAGCATTTGGATTATTGTAAATCGGGTCGTGTTGTCTTCCACCCTCTAATCTACCAAAATTATTTTCATAAATATTTAACGCCCTCTCTGACCCATCTTTATTTACCCTATAATTATCATAGTAAAACTTTTCTACATTATATATTGTTTTTTTATCCATTGAGTAATATTGGTTTAGATTTATAATCTCTCGTTAATTGCTTTTTAGTAGGATATGTAAAGTTATATTTGTACAAACCTGTAATGATTTCTTCATAATTATTAATTTTTTTAATTAATTTATTATTAAGATATAATGAAATACCTATATTTAATTTTTCTACATTAATCGTTTCACTACCTTTTCCAATTCCCCAAGCACTTGGATAGTTTTCATAAATGTAAATTGGTTCTGTATTCCAATGTGATATGTCGACTCGTAAACCATACTTTACACCAATAATTCTTGCTTGATACAATAAATTTTTTATCTCTTGATAGTTAGGTGTTCCGGTCAATATAATATCTACATCATTGGTTTCCCAATCTTCTAAGAATCCACCCGTTAACCAAACTTTATAATTGTTAATTTCTGGTAAAGATAAATACTCATCTTTCCAATTATTAAACATTTCTTGAGTTGGTAACCTTTTATTTAGGGTAAATTCTAAGTTACCTATACAAAACTTATCCTGTTGTTGATTCAAGACCAGTTCCCTCTAACATCTTTGATGGGACGGTTCCACAATTTCCACAACTAAATACTTGTACTGGAACAATTGCTTCTTTACCTGTTGGACTCATCAATGCAGATATTTTCTTTAAAAAGAAAGACTGAATAAATGATGCGTTTCCACACTCTTGACATTGAACCGTATCTGCTTTTGACATATCTAATTCCACCTGTTTTGGTGGTGCTGGATTTGGATGACTCATTTGATACTTCCTATGATTTCTACAAACATAGCCATAATGTTGATTTCTTTATCCACTACAACTGCGTCTGATTGTTGATATTTTGATAAAATCAATATACACTCTGCGATATGTCCTGTTCCCCAATCATCAATCGTATCAAACATCAACCTAAACAAATCCGAAAAGTCTGTAACTTTTGAGTCTGCTAATAATTGTCTAATGTTTTGAAATGATGATTTCTTGTCTTGTGTTTTCAATATATCCAAGACTTTGGTTTTGTAATCGTTTTGTGTGATTGTGTTTTCATCAATTGTTAATTTACCATTTACAACTTGTCTTTGAGAACCATTGATTACTCGTCTGATATCTGGATAACCACCATTAACTATGGTTGCGATATCTTTAACATCATACTCAATGTTTTCGTTGTTCAAGATGTTTGCTAAATGTTGTGCGACTTGTTTTCTATCCGGTGGTATAATCTGAAATGATTGACAACGACTTTGTATCGGGTCAATGATTCTTTCCACATAATTACAAGTCAATATAAAACGACAATTCTTAGAGAAAGTTTCCATCAAATTACGAAGTGCTGCTTGAGCGTTTGGTGTAATGTAATCACACTCGTCCAAGATAATCACTTTCATATCTTGGAAACCTAATGTTGATGCGAAGTTCTTTACTTTTTCTCTTACGACATCAACACTATTCTCGTCGGATGCGTTTATGTATAGATAATCACAATCAATATTATTGACCAGTAGTTTGGCAAGAGTGGTTTTACCAGTTCCTGCCCTACCGAATAAGAGAAGGTGTGGTATATCTCCTGATTCCAAATATACCGACACCTTTGATTTTAAATGGTCATTACCGATGTAATTATCTAATTGATTAGGGCGATATTTCTCAACCCAAAGTGAGTGTTTTACACTCTCCATTAGTTAACTGCCTGTGTTGATACCAAGAAGTATTCTGAATCATAGTTATCGATTGAGAATTTAATTCTTGATAAACCTGCGGAACTAACTTCTAATGTTGCACTTTCACAATCTTTGTTTGCACTTAAGATTGAAGCGAACATATTTGCATTGAACGAGATTGGTTCAATGTCGGATTGTTTTGTGGTTTCTACTGGAATCGTTACACGATTAGATGCGATTGACGCATAACCAATAACGATTTTAGTTTCTCCGTTTTCAGTCAAGATAGTAAAAGTTTCTGCTTCGGATAAAGCACCTTTACCACTAATAAATGTGTTGACAAAATATGGGTCTACCTTGATACCTAACTCAAATGAATCTGGAAGGTTCTTTAGTGCAGGTGGTGTTGGTATAACTGATAAGTCTGACAACATATATTTAGACTTTGTTTTTCTTTTTGTATCTTCGAACTCCATTGAAATAAACTTATCTCCTGATTGTGATAGATTTACTTCAATATCATCTCCCAATACTGACAATAATGATGATAATTGTCCTGTGTTGTACACACCTAATTCACAAGGTGATAGATGTGAGAACTTACTCAACACTACACTACCCACAACTGACTTATCACCTGAGATAAATCTTGTTGATAATGAATTGCCGTTTGAAGTCCATTTAGTTGATTTAATTTCTCCACCCAAAGTATATTTTGTGATGAAGTTTGTTAACTGCGATTTGTTCATAACCATTTACTCCTATTATTTAATTATAAATATAATGTTGTTTTTTGAAAACATAAATTATTTTTAAAAGAACCTACTCATTGATGTTGTTGTGTCCTCTACTCCACCCCAGTCTAATGCTTTGTAAAACATACCAACCTTTTTACTCATAGCTTGTTCATACATTTTGTTATGGTCAATGTAGTTTTTAATTAATTCTAAAATCTGTGGTGGGTCTTCATAACCTTTGTAAGCTATGGTATCGAATCCAAACTCATTTTCTTTTAAATACACCCACTTGATTTTGTTTCCATTGGTAATCTTGGAATATCTTTTACCCTCATACCAATAATCAATCAGAGAATTATAATTAATTGCTGCTTTAACGTGAACTGGTGTTCCTTTTTTATACTGAGAAAATGCGCTTTCAGAATCCTTAACTTCATACTTTCCAATACCTTTTACACCGATTGGATTTGCCATAACATCATAATGTAATGAAGTCATATTTCTTTTAAATACTGATATTCTTTCATCAATCTTTTCTTTTGGAACATCTGCCAAAATATCATCTAATACTTTTTGTAGTAAGTCTTTCATAGCGACTGCGAAATTACTTCTAATGGTATCCAATCCTTTTACATGCGTTTTGTTTACTTTTCTACCCGCATCATTTATGATTCGTAATCCATATCTTTTCTTTGTAATGAACAATCCTGTTTTTGCTACCACCTCTTGTTTAATATCAAATACATGCTTGTCTACATTACAAAATTTCTTACCGAAGTAATCATATGATTTATTTAAAAAGTCTTGTACTTCCGCACATATCTCCATAATTCTTTGTGTCATCATTGTTTCGGTTAGTTCTTGATTAGGGAATCGTTTCTCAATCAATGGAACTGCCGACGCAAAAATAGAGTCAGTATCGATATAGATAACATAATCGTCGGCTGTTCCGAGTTCTTTATTGTAAAAGTGATTAGTAATTTTTTTACTGAATTTAATTAATTGTTGTCCTGTTGTGGTGGTGGCTTCTGCATTATCCAAATCATAAAATCTAAATACTGGTAATCCCAATACTCCGTACAACGAGTTCAATACAATCTTTTGAATGTGTTGTCTTCTATCGAAGTATTGTTCTTTTTCTTTATCACCTTGTTCGTGGAACTTCTTAACAAGTTTTCTCATCTCGACTCTTTCATTGAACCATTTTTCTAATAGTGCCGGAATCAATCCTTGTTTGTCTGTTCGATAAATAATACCATTAGAACTAATCGATACATCTGCTTCGTCCAGATATTGTTGTAGTTCTGGTTTAGTCATCTTACCCATTTCCTTACCTTTTTTATTTAACATTGTGTAAGTTTTCTGAGTTTTGTTATTGATGAATTCTTCCTCGTTCCAACCCGTAACTTTACCGACTTTAGTTTCTGGTGAAATGTTCAATGAACGAATCACACTCGGATACATTGATGTGATGTCCAAGTCATAAACCCATTTGTGTTTTCCTGCTTGTGGTTCTTGAACATAAGCACCTGTGAACTTATCATCATTTAATTTCTTTGGTCTTGGTGGTTTGTTAGGTGCCACAACCCCAATCTTTTTTAGATAAACTAATATCGCTCCCTCTAACCAACGACTCGACATATTGATATCTTCATAAGGAACATGCCCTAAGTGAGCAATACCACGAGCAATCTCAATAAAATCTAATTTTTTGTCCAATTCAACCAAGATTTTTACATCTCGAATATTGTAATCAATAAATGTTTGTAAATCATTATCGTATAAATCATTTAGTGTTCCTGTATAATCAACCTTTTTCATACCGACTTCTACTTCTCCGATATAATCTAATCGATAACTTGATTGTTGAGTAAATGTAAATTGTCTATATAGTTGTAAATAATCTAATGATGAAACACCAGCTATTGTGTGTTTCTTTTTATATTCTGAATAAATAACTTGTGAAATCGGTGATAAAAGGTTTGCCACTTCTGGGCCCAATACCCTAACCGCTCTATTATACAAATAAGGAATATCAAAGAACTCCGAGTTCCAACCACTAATAATCGTAGGTCTGATTTCTAAATACTTTTGGAAAAACTGATTTAACATCTCGTATTCAGTTTCATATATTTCTACAACTTGGTCGTCTTTGGTATAACTTTTTAGTCTGTTTTTTGGGTCAAATACATAAGTGTAATACTTTTCTGAAACACTATCATATAGTGCGATTGATGTGATTGGGTTTTGTGCTTTCATCACATCTGGGAATCCCTCAGTTACCTCGACCTCGATATCGAAAAACATAATTCTATGACCTGTGGATGCTTCATCTGAATCTCCGTATTGGTCTACTAAAAATCTTGTCATTGGTGGTACATCTGATTCGTGAAGTGTTGGGTCGTCTTTGTCGAATTGTGTAACTTTCTTTAATCTATCTCCGTATAAAGAAACGTGTTGTCCACTTGGGTGTTTGACATATGCATATTTTCTAAATGGGATTTCTAAATGTCCACGCTTGTCGTCCCAAATGTGCATTTTCATTTTCTTTATGTCCAAGAATATGTTCTGATAAATAACTGACTCCTTTTGTATAACTCTATACTAATAAGTATAATGATTAAATTTGTAAATGTAATTTATTTTGTTCGGAGGCGACATTTCTGCCGCCTCCTTTTAATTAGAAGTTGATTGTCAAACCAACATTAGCATATCTTGGTGTTCCCAAGAATACTTCTGCGTTATGTGGTAAGTGTTGTTTACTACCATATCCATTGTATTGACTATTATCAACTGCGTCTTGAACAAATACCTCATCAAGAACATTAAAGATGTGTCCTGTTAAAGTCATATCTAAGTCATTGATTTTTGGTAATTTGTAAGACATATGTAAGTCAAGTCTTGAGTAACCTGGGGCTTCCCAAACTTGAGCTCTGTCTGCGTCAGCGTCTGACCCGTCAAATTCACGAGCAGATGGTGACCAGTCTG